TAGGTACTTGGCGAACTCGTCGTCTTTGCGGACGTTCTCAGCAATGGCTTTCTTGGCGTCCGTAAGGAACTTCATGGCAAGCACCACAAGAGCCAAGACGCTTGCAACGCTTACGGTGCCGAAGATGGGGAGGTAGCCGGGGGGAACGGTCACTTTAGGGCCTTTAGGTTCTGGGTGTCAAAAGGACATCACCGTCCACGGTTGTAATATCATCGCCGTCCACGGTGCCGATGTGGTCAGCGGGATAAGCCGCTACACCGGCAGGGGCCATGCGCTCCAATTGGTCGATTGTGATGATTGAAGACGCAACGCCGTCAATGAAGAATGCGGCATGGTAGTGAGGGGCTACGTTCTCATTGACGTACTCAATGGACGTGTAGCCATAGACGACTTTGAGGTATGAGCAAATCTCGTCGGGGTTGCCGTTGATTGCCGTAGCCGCCCGGGTCTGTAGCACCTTGCGGTAGTCCGTGTCATTGCGGCCCTGGCGTGTCTCATTGTAGATCCGGCCCATGAGGTCCAAGAGCGTCCCTGTGGCATTCTTGAGCCAAAGGCCGTCCCGAAGCTGGAATGCCCCCTCTTCAATCCCGTTGGCGGGAGCCAGATTAGCCGAGATTAGAGCCTTGAGTTTGGTGCTCATCGGTTATCTGCCTTGTACTGCTCAAGTAGCAGATGCTGGAGGGCGGCTGGGTACCCCGGAATCCGGAGGATGTCGTTAGAGACCGGAGTGACTTCTGTGATTACGGCTGGGACGATGGGGACAATATCGACTCCAGCTCCTTGGATGACGTAGGACGCTTCGGACACTGGGGACGTGAAGTCGCCATCAACGGCAACAGCCTTGAACACGGTGTCCGACGAAATCTTAATCGCCGTGGTGAACGTCGGGCTGGACGCCGTTGGTTCCGTGCCATCTAACGTATAGTGGATTGTTCCGTATGTGGATGTGGCCCCGATGTACTGGATTCCGCTGTATGCACCTGCTTCCGGGTAGATCGTCGGGGGTCCATCGTCCGGAACGTTCCCGCTGTCCACGATGAGGCGGACGGACGTGGCCGTAGAATACTGGTAGTTGTCCGATCTGGAGCTGTCAGCCGAGAAGTCGTGCGGGGCCTCACCACGGATTCCACGCCGGAACGTGTACGGCTCTCCAATGTTGTCGGGGTCGGATAACCAAGCAGCCCCATACACCCCGGCCCCACCGATATTTGTTGGCTGCCATGTTCCATTGGTGTAAATCGCCCCACCCGTAGGCTTTGCGTTAAACCCAAAGTCGTCTGTACCGTTGACGCTCCAGCCGCTTGTGCTCTTGAGCTTTGCAGCAGTTGCCGGGCTTGATCCCCCGCAAGCCGCAATGAGAGCTTCCCACTCGGTGTTCGTGTAGTGGACCCCCCATGGGATATGGCTTCCCGGGAAACACATAGACCCGAAATCCATCTGTCGGTAGAATTTCCCGAGCACGCCGCACCCAGCATATTGAAGATCCTCCGCCATCCACCACTTACCATCTGGCATTAGGACAGTGCGGTAGACCTTGCCGTCGCGGGTGTCGAGGACTTTGCCGAATCTGGCCATTACGACACCACCACCCTAGAAACGTCGAAGGACGCATAGTGCCTAGAGTCAATGGAGAGCTTGGCCGTTGTGGACCATGTAGGGGTGTCGCCAGCGTTCTCCGTGAGGGCGTGCCGGATGGACACTTCCCCGATTCCTTCCACCGTGTAGATGGGGCCGTAGAACTTCTGTAGGATCATGTCGTCCCCAAGGCCCATGTTTGTCTGACCCCAAGAGACAATGGCGCTCTGGATAGCCACGAAGAGGTCCTGCGGGGCCGTCTCTTCAGTGTTCGGGGAAACCACTGTGACTTCGACCCATGCAAAGACGGCTTGGGGGCGGGAGAAATTGACTCGGTGGGGCTTTCCGTCCTGCCCGTTGACGATGGGGCGGAGATCGGAAGGGGTCAAGGCGAAGTTCCCATAGAATCCGATGCCAGCCGGGGCCGTGGTCCAAATGGCCGTAGCGACCGCCGTGTCATTGCCTCCAGAGACAACGCACTCCATCCAGTGAGGAGGGCGCCCTTCGGCATCTGTGATGTTTTCGCGGTTGCTGGACACATCGGCAAAGGAGACGCCGTCAACTCTGAGGATCGCATTGCGGATTGCGTCTTCAGTGGCCGTGCCGCTACGCATCTGGCGGATGCGGCGAAGCCTCAGCGCCGTGTCTGTCTCAGTGTCCGTGCCGTCAATACCCGCAACCGGCTGGGAGATCGAGGACCACCCGGAAACCGGAGTAGCGATTGTGTCCAAGGTGTAGGCGGGGACGGACCTTGCGCCGAATGTGTCACAGGTGTAGTTCCCCGGGACGCCTTGGTAGCTTGCCGATGTGGTGAGGAGCCCCACGGTTGCCGTGAGGGCGGCGAACTGTGCAAGATGCACCTCGACAAACGTGGACCCCGATATCGTCACGGCATTGCACGATGATCCAACAATGGTCGTCTCGAAGTATGGCGCGAACACGGTTTCGATGAAGTTGGACACGGTGCCATGTGTTGATGTGAAGTAGATGCTGGCCGGGGTCACACCGCCGATGCCAATGGCCATTGTGTCGCCATCGGCAAATGCCGGATCGACCTTGAGGCGGAACGCCTTAAAGGGACCTGCGGGGTCCGTGACTCCGACGACATCGGAATCCAAGGAGTAGGTAGTCGGTGCCCCTCCGGCCTTGACCTTGGACCCAGCGGCCACCGTAGTAGCCGTGACAAGCGGGAGCCAATGCAGGACCTCAGTAGCCGTAGCCGCCGTGGGGGAAAGGCGCGTGACGCCGGTTTCCGCCGCTACTTCGTCCATGGAGACGCCTGTAGCCGTGTCCGGGTCGCGTGCGGACAGGATCTCCTGGATCATTTCCCACAGGTCCCTATCCCGCTTGGACATAAGGGCGATATGCTGGCCCAAGTAGCCTTCGGGGGAGAGGTCAACGTCAAGGCCCCAAACGGCTTGATAGGACGCCTCAAGCCCCTGCCGCAATTCGACAAGGGTGGGAATCGTCAATCCGGCTGGCGTGATGTAAGAACTCAAAGGGCGACCTCCGTAGTGTTGAAATATAGGAGATCATCTGTCCCAGTGACACGAAAAGCGACAGTTAATTTTCTAGCCTGCCGGTCAAACTCTACAGATAGGTTCTGGAGTGTCTTGACCCCCTGCACCTTCTGGATCTCTAGGGAGAGCATGTTCCGGATTGTGTTCAGATCCGGGTTCTTTTTGAGGACGGTACCGAAGTAGTCAACGCCGATAGAGAGGTCAAGCCAGAACTCACCCCGGAAGGTGCGGAGGCGGCAATCAATCCTTTGGTCTAGGGGCGTGGGGGACGTTGCGATCTGGTTGTTTTCGTCTAGGAAGAGGTCGTGGTTAATGGGGTCAAGGGCAAATGTAAGGCTCATGCCAGTAGTCCTTTCAAGGCGGCTTTGTCGAGTAGCCACTGAGGGCGGTCAGTGCCTTGGATGATCGCGGCGGTGGCTGGATTCTGGGTGCAGGGGGAGCCTACAACGGCATTTGTCGTCGTGAGGGTCTGGATGTAATTGGCGAGCTTGTCCACGGCGTCCCACAGCTTCTCAAGCTCCACACGCATATCCGTCTGCTTAGTCCTTAGATACAACTTCCCCGACTTTCCTCCGATCACTTCCCCACGCTCCCCGGCCAATCCGAAGTCAGCCCCTCCAAGGTCCAAAGGCGGCACGGCGCTTGTCTGAAAGAGGCCCGGCACGGCAATGCAATCGTGGAGGGAAAAGCGTGTCTGGTCCTCTGCATCTTGGACGCCTTGACCATTGAGCCAATTGCCAATGGCACTCTCGGCAAAGTGCAAGAGCACCCCGTCCCCCGGCTCCAATGCGGCAGGGATCAATCCGAACCTTCGGCACCCCGGCCACACCACCGGCACGGCGGCAATGGGCTTGATCTCAATGATGTCCCCATGCAGGGAGCAAAGGCGGACCATGGGCACCACAGTCGCAAGGCGGGTCTGCGGGTCGTAGTCTTGGATTTTCCCCGGGAGCGTTGTGTGCATCTCCTCAAGGCGGCTTTGGAGCCATGTGTCCATGACGTCTACAGGGTTATTGTCGTCGTCCATCATTTAGAGCCTCCGTAGACGTGCCCCTCAAAGGTGCAGAGGAAATTGCCGTCCGGGAAACCTACTCCCACCGAGCCTTCAAACTCCACGGAATCGACAAGGAGCGTTGAGGACAGGGACGGGACTTCCACAGTCGCCAAGGTGTTCGGGGCGATCTTGGGGTTTAGGAGGCACTTGACTTCGTAGGTGCGGGGGACGGGGACCTTTGTGAGCTTGCCGTCTTTGCCCTTGACCATCTTTGGCGGGATGTTGCTCTTTGTCTTGTCGGAAAGGGACAGGAAGCCGGTGCCGTGCGGGGCGCCGTTGAATCCTTCGACTGTGAGCCATGCCGATGCGACCGTGTAGGCTTGTGTCTCATCTACTGGATAGACGAAAAGGGACGCATTGTCTATGTAGAACGTCCAGCCGATAGGGATCAGGCATTGCTTGCGGAATGCGTCTAAGGCGCCCCGGACACCACCGGCCACTACGAAACCGTTTGTGAGCGTGGTTTCCGGGACTCCTTGAGAACCGAGGACGGAAAGGCCCGTGATAGTCTGGAAGTCGAGTAGGATTTGGCGGATGGGCGTTCCGGGGGCGTAGGAGAGGGACACCGGGATGCGGTTGACGGCGGATGCGGCTTTGGCCTGCTTCTGCTCATAGGACGCTTTGGGGTTGTTCTCCGACCATCGGGCGATGTCCTCAGATCCCAAGGACTCTGTGAGACTTGAGATACAAGGGAGCGTTGTAACCCAGTCCGTGCCGACCTTTTTGGAGTTGGCCCCTGCCGTCACAGATCCCCAAAAGATGCCCACGGGTCCCGTCATGTCCCTGTAACCAGCAGAAAAGCGAACGCGCATCCCGGGAGCGGTCAGCCGCGCCCGGGTCTCCGGCTTTGCATTGTAGATTTTGAACTCTGCCGTATTTTCAGCGTAGGTCTTGGACCTTTTGACTTTGAACTCGATGTCAAGGCCCGATACGACAAGGCCCAAGCCTTCGCCCTTGCCGACTAGCTGCCCCGATGAATCCACTTTCGCAGGGTCATAGACGACAAGCTCCACCTGCCGCTCCCACGCCTTTGTTTCCGTGCAGTTGAAGACGCCGATGTTATCCGATGCCAAGGGACTCCTCCCACAGGTTCAATTCGTCGGCATCTAGCCAATAGAGATTGTGCGTGGTGCCTAGTCCCTCGAAGGTGGGGTACTCCGGGGCCGTGTCCGTTTCGGGGACCAGGATGAAGTCGCCTTGGATCTGGGCAAGGGCACGATGGGAGTACAGGAGGGGAAGTGCCGGGACGACTTTGCGGCCAAGGATAATCGGCGTTTCATCGGCTTGGAGGATGTCAATGAACCAATGTTGCCCACGGCCGTTCCAGTCCAGTCGGAGGGAAAGCGCCTGGTCGCCTAGGGTGATTTGCTGGGTGAAAGCGGCAGCGGTGTCATTGAATACGGGTATTTGGATCATTAGGAACCCTTCGCTCCGGATGCGGCTGTGACGGGGATCTTTTTCCCGTTTATCAAAAGATACTCCTTACCGTCCGAACCTGTGGCCCGCTCGATCTTCCCCGTGCTTTTCCCGCCCGTCTTCCCGACCTTGCGTGGCTTTGTCGCCTGTTTCCCTTCGGCGGATTTGAAGTTGGGGCGTGTCACGTTAGTCAATGCGACTTCTGCCAATGTGACGAATTTGACCTCTTGGAACTCCACCTTGAACTTCCCTGCGCTCCCGGTGTCCTTGTCTCTGTCGGTGCCTACTTTGGTAATCGTCACGTCAACGTACTTACGCAACCCGGTAACAATGGTGCACACCTTCTTGGCCTTCATAAGGGCTTCAAAGGCGTCAAAGGCGCTTTGCACCCGGTTCGGCTGGCGCATGAGCCCGGCAAAGTCGGCGTCGGTGAACTTCATGCCGCCCTGCTGCCCAAGTAGCCGGCCGTAGGAATCCGAAATGTCCTGCACGAATCCCGAGAGCCAATCCTTCTTCTGTGACTGCTGGATCTTATTGTAGATCTGCTTGATTTGCTCCTCGTTCCATGCGTTCTCAGATCCTGTATTGTAACCGACAGTGAACGGGGAATTAGTCACAAATCCGGTGAGGGAGCCTTTGCGGGGCTTGATCTGGATGTGGTCGGAGATCAAAGAGCCGTCTTCTACGGCATGTTCCGTGACGGCGTTCTCCATTGTGTGCTGTTCGTCAAGGAGCAAGTCAAACTTGATCGAATCGACAAAGTAGCCCTCCGTCTTGAAGAAAAGGCTACTTGAGATTGTCGGCTGACCCTGCCCAGCGCCGGGGGTGCCTGTATTGGCCATGGTCTAGGCTCCTTTATACGGTTGCATGGCGCAATTCGATGAATGCACCCTGGAAGAAGCGTGCGGCGGCGGATTCGCCCATGGTCTTAATGGGGTCTTCGGCGTTCACGGTCAAATTGTTGTTCTGGGTGATGTTGGTGATGGGCTGTTTGGCTGACTTACCGGACAGAATGGCGTCGATCTTGTCCGTGAGCTTCATCTTGGCGTCACCGTGCTGACGCTCTCCCATTAGATCCCACAGTTTCAATATCGCATCGCCCCTGCTCTGTGCGTCCTTGGCGGCATCTGCTGTGTATGCCTTGGTGAATCGTCCAGGGCTGTAGTCCGCGATGTTCTCATCTACCGTAGAGGCGTTCTTCTTGAAGCTAGAAAGGCTCTCAATGCCGAGTTTGTCCCCTGCCCACCCAAGGAACTTGAACACCTTTGAGAATATCTTTGCAATCCCCAATCCGATGAAGTCATACCAGTCACGAAACATACCGGCCAAGCCGAACACAGCGATCTTGCCTAGATCAATGTCGAGCATGAACTGTTCCCACAGAATCAAGGCCCCACCGATTGCCGTGCCGACTAGGTGGAATGCGTCTGCAAGTAGCATGGCGATGTCCACGGCACCCATACCATGCTCCATGAATACAGCAAGCATCTTACCGATCATCAACCCGGTACCTTCAAACTTTACCCAGATTGCGGATATGGCCCTGAGGACTTCCTTGAGGAGTGGGAGTAACTTATCTCCAATCGCGGCGCCCATCATGCGGATGTTGTCCCGCATCGTGGACAGCATACCGCTCCACGTCTTTGCGCCCTCTTCCGCGCCCTTGTAGAACTTGCCGCCTTGGGCCGTTGCCGCCGCTAGAGCCTCTTGGACCATGGCGGAAGAGATAAGACCCTTCTCCATGTCCTTGCGAAGTTGCTCCATGCTCTTTCCGGACTTGGCCTGCCAATAGGTCAGAGGGTTCCAGCCCTGCAAGGCGAACTCACGCATGTTGTCGCCCTGCAACCGGCCCAAAGACATCACCTGTCCATAAGTGAGGGCCATGCGACTTAGCTTCGCTTGGTCGCCAAGGGCAACGTCTCCAAGCATCTTGAGGTCGGTAAAGGCGCTCTTGGCGCTCATGCCCATGGCGATAAGCGTCTTTGTGTTTTCGGCTAGTCCCGCTGTTTCAAAGGGGCTTACGGCGGCGTACTGGTTCACTTCTTGGTACAGGTACTTCGCGGCTTCAAGGTCGCCAAGGAGCACCTTGAACTGGGTCGTCACGTCCTCTTTTTGGGATGCAGCGTTGATTGATCCCATGACACCGGCAACGAGGGCGTCAAATCCCTGTTTGGCGATGTACATCCCGGCGGCGAACAATGTTGCCTTCTTGAGTAGGCTTCCAAGGCCGTTCTCAATGGAATCAAGGCCAGGGCCGGTACTCTTCGACTCGGCACCTAGACGCCTTACGCTTGCAGTTACCTTATCAACGCCCTTGGCCGCACCTTCCGAAGCGTCCTTGACCCGTGTGATGCCTCCAACGATCTTCCCCATGCCTTCCGGGAGGGCGGGACCGATGAACCCCATGTCGCCTGCAATTAGACGCGGCCCCTTGGTGCCTGGGATGCGTGGTGCCGCCCCTCCCGGAGCCGATGGCAACTTAGGCAGGAGGCCGGGCGTCTTTGCCACCTCGTGCATTAGAGCGTCAAACTCCCTACGCGCAGCCGCAAATGCTCCTACGGCATTGACGGCAACGTTAGTGAGTCGCGATAGTCCGGCTTCCGCCTTTTGCATCCCGGCGGCGTCAACGTCGAAGCCGAGTTTGGCGATCAGTTCCTGTACTACCATGTCGCCTTACCCCTTATTCTCCGGTTGCATGAACTCCCGCCATGCCATGTTGTAATCGTCTTCCATGTCCATCAACGCATTCAGCTTTTCCACGGTTTCCCAGTCCAATAGCTCTGGGTCGTGGACATCCCGCAAAGCGACCTTGCCCGCTAAGACAAGGCGCCATACGGGATATTCGGCTGTCAGGTCGTCGTGGAGCTTTCCGACTGTTCCGACTGCTCTGCGGTCTCTGTTTTGCCTTGCAGTTGCGCGTCCAAGGAACTCATTGCCTTGGTCGCAAGCCCATAGAGGCTCTTGACCTTGGCCCCGAAAGGGAGGCAGTAGCCGATTACCTCCATGGCCAATTTGACGACAACGGCAAGGTCATCGTTGCAGACGTGGGAGATGATCCCCGAGTTGTCCAAGAACTCATCGTCGCCATTGGTCCCACGGACGCTGGTGGTCGCAAAGAGGGATAGGAGCAACTTCTCCATCTTGTCCTCGTCCATGTCCGTCAAGGCCGTGCAAACGGCATTTACAGAGGAGCCGATGTCGAAGGAAACCGCCGACTTGAGCATATCGCCCACCGTGGCCCCCGATGCTCCCGCCATGCCGACCTTGAGTCCGCTGATGACGGGGAGCACCGTAGTAGCCAGCATCTTGGAGACACTGGCCTGCTTGAGGACGGGGAGCTTACGGATCTTGAAGGTGGCCTGGAAGCCGTCTTCGCCGTAGATCGTGACTGTCTTGAAAGAAACCGTGGGGGTGGCCATGGCTTAGTTTCCTCCTACGACGTTCTCGCCAATTCCGACGATGTTCCATTCGCGATTCTTGATCGTGGTGCCATAAGCGGCAGACGGCTCGCCCATGATCCGGGAGGCCGTGAGGATGGTTGTCGAGGCACCCCGGCTGTCCTTGAACGTGAGGGGCATAACGCCTGCACCACTGATCCTGTCGAGCTTGAGAGCGGCACTGAATGCGTCATTGGTCTTGGATGTTTGGGCAAGGGACACCTTGCACTTGTAGTACACGGAGTTTTGGGCCATGGAGAGATCCCCATCGGCTCCAAGTACCTCTGTGAAGTCGGGTCCCGAGGGTTCCACGGTGAACACGTCATCGGCGGCAAAGCCCGTGACGATGATGGGCCCGTAGGTGAGTGTGCAGCCTGCGAGGCTAAATGTTCTGAGTGCGGCCATGATCTATGCTCCTTTACCCTGCAACCTGGACGGTGACTTGGATGTTATTGACCGATCCCGAAAGCGTGTAGCTTGCCGTGATGCCGGTGATGGTGCGGGTTGCGATGTCTGTCGAGGACGCATCGGCGGGAAGGGGCATGGTGACCACATCCGTACCGGGAACAATGCCGCCTGCCTTGACGCCCTTTGCAAGACTGCCCTTGAGCGTTCCTTCGACCATCTGGTATCCGGCCGGGGTGCGGGGGATCTTGAGGGCCTGGGCACGTAGGACCATGTAGTCGAGGGCAATCTGCGTGTCCTGCCAGTCAATGAACCGCTGGTCGTCGATGTACCGGGCGGTCTTGGCGCACTGTCCGGCATAGGTGCTGGAGATACCGGCGATCAGGACATACACGTTGCAATTCTTGGCACGGATGTAGTCGTCCTGGGCGCTTGTGAGGTTGTCCGTGGAGACACCAGCCATGTTCTTGAATGCCCAATCAGAGGCACCCGGGTCATACGCCAACTGGTCACCAATCCATGCGGCCATGAGGTACTGGGAGCTGTCGGCGTGGTAGACGGCGAAGGTCCGCTCGTAGTTCATGAGCATTGCGTATTCGGGAAGCGATGCCGTACCAGAGACGCCTGTGTTGGCAGTCATGATGGCGGCATCCGAGTCCTGGAAGCCGTACATCTTCTTCTGCGTCTCTGCCCACGACATCCATGCCTTTGTCTTTGTGGCGTCAATGGGGGTCGTGATGGCAATCGTGATGGCTGTTCCGCCTGTGACAGTTGCGGTGGCGTAGCGCATGTCCGTATTGGGGACGGTGGCTGTGGCGGCGAACACCACGGTCATTGTGTTGCCGGCCACGGTAGCAACGGCTCCGGCGCCCAAGGCCGTCTCGATGGCAGTCTCCCAAGCGGCCATGGTGGCGGCGTGAGAGGTCGCATAGGTGATGTTGGCGACAGAGGTGCCGTTGATCGAGGAGGCGATCACGTTGCCGGTGGTAAGTGCAGTCGAGAGGGTGAACACGAGGGACCGATTGCCCACGACTTCAAAGGCGTACCAGTCGTCCGATCCTGCACGGATGGCGGCGCCCGAAGCGTCTACGGAAGCATCGCCCGAGTCGATACGGCCAACGAGGATCTTGGGAACACGGGGACTCTGGGCAAATACCGAAGAGGCCCACAGGTACACCGAATCCGTAGCCAGCCAGCCGTCCGAGAGCATATTGGCCGTGGAGGTGTAGGACTTTGCGCGGCTACCGACACCGGAGGCCGTGAAGCCCCTGGTACCGGCCGTAAACTGGCAAAGGACGCCGGGAGTTCCGAAGCCCGGGAGCGTGGCAACCGTGCTGGTGCGTGTGGTGGTGGTCTGGACGACTTGCGAAATGCTGGGCATTTAGACTCCTGGGTTCGTTGCTATTGAGTGGATTCGATGGTGTCCACCTCGATGGTGTCCACACGGTTTAGCGTTTCCGTAACCCGGGAGGCGATGGAAACTTGGATGGTCATTCGGCTCTGTCTCTTCCACTGGTTGTCCAGATTGTAAGAGACATCGTCTATGGTTCCAGCGTCAACAAAAGTGACATATTGGCTAGAAAGTACGGTCTTGATCGACTCAAGTGCCAAAGATTCGCGGATAGTTTGCAGATGGGAGCCGTTGCCGTTGACCTCCCAGAACACCAAGGTCCCGATGTAGCCTTGGACATGACCGCGAAGGTCGTTTGTGTCTAGCCCCTCAGTGTAGGGCGTTGAGCCGATGGGGTCCAATTGGGGCGATCCCTGCACGGCAACATAGCGGCCTGTGATTGGGGCACTTTCGTCCTGCTGGTCTTGGATCACGGGGACGGGCGGGAGGACTTCCGGGTCCATTGCGTCCGGGGTCCATCCGGGGTTCAATGCAGCCATAGCCAGGGAGTAGCCCCATTGGTAGATGAGGTCGATTACATCGGTACTCATGCGACTTGCCCCTTGTATTCGGCGTAATACTTATTATGTCGGATGAGCTGACCTTGGTGAGGCTCCTTGCCCACGATCTCCCAAAGGCTCCCCTGCCACTGGACAACATCGGGGGCGGCTGTGGAGCCTTCTAAGGGGGCTACAAGGGCCGAGGATGTGTAGATGACTACGAGGCCTTTGTCGAAGCGCCCCGGCTCCCTAGACATGATCCCTTGGCCGCCATTCTGCACGGTGGCCGGTTGGACATCCATCGAGACGGTGACAGGACTTGATGTCTTGGCCCATACGCCATTGACTAGGGCGCGAGTGGAGCGCAGGACCGTTGTAGGGAGGGGGAATAGGCTCACTTTTTGACTCCCGACTTCATGCGAACTACAAAAGTGACGCCTTGCCGCAATGCACCCGTGTCGATAAGGGGCTTCGAGCTTCCCTTGCGTGCAATCGTGTAATCCGTATTTGGGGCGAAGCGTTCCACGGTGAATGACCGCTTGACTTCCGATGCCCCAAGGTTGCCAATCCTCTCAAGGGCGATTTTGGTAGACATCCGGCCTGCGTAGATCATTTTCACAAGGTCCCGCATTACGCCTTGGAACTTTGCCCCTTCGCGGTCCATCGTCTGTTTCATAAATGGGCGGGCGGGCACCTTTGGCTTTACTCCCGGGGCACTTCCTACCTCGTTCGCCGTGGCTACTTTGGCGTTTGTCATGCCCATTTCCCCGGGATGTGGCTTGTCCTTCTCAGACGGGAAGCCCACGGCCGCATAGCTGTTTTTCGCTAGGGACAAATTGGCAAGGATCACGGGCCACAGGTTTGACTTGACGGTTACTCCTGCGGCCATGGCTCAATGCCGCCCAAGGACGAAAGGAATCCCGGTGACTTGGACGCCTGCACCACTCCTACGAATGAGGCTCTGCAACTCCTTACCATAGGGCGTGGAGTCTAGGCCGATGTCAGATCCATTGCCGCCCTTTGCTTGGGCGTAGGAGACGGACAGGTCGCCTTCGCTCTTTGAGGCGATGGGACCAGATGCCCCGCCTACAAAGGCACTGGAGCCGCTTGCAAGGCAAAGGGCATGAGCGGCACGGAGAGCCACGGCCAAGGGACGATTCACCCCGAAATATGTAGGAGACGTGCAACTTTCCGCAATGGACAAATGTGTCGTGCGGGATGCTTCGCCGTCAAATGCGGGGGCATACGCCGAAAGGATTTCCGAGGCCGTGGGCATCTCCGGCTACCTTACTTCTTGCCCTTAGTGCCGTTCTTCTCGACTTCCTTGATCCTACGCTCAATGGCGCCCTTGACGACATCGCGACCGTCAAGTTCCGGGGCGTCCAGGTACTCGGTGAGGATCTGGATGTCCACGATCTTCTTCACGATGTCACGGGCTTCCGAGTCGGTCAGGTCCACGAGGTCCTTTGCGACAAGGCCAGCGATGCGACCGCCGGGACCCTTCTTCACGGCGAGGTGGTGCTCGACAAAGCGGCCCTGGTCCTTGACTTCCTGGGACAGGGAGGCGGTGTCAGTGACGATCAGATCCTTGACCCAATCACGGACGACTTCCCACAGGTCCAGTGGGACGGGGGTGATGGCTCCCGGGATGCAAAAGGCACTTCCAACACCTTCGCTGGTGAAATGCTTGATTCCCTTGCCGGTCCATTCGATGAGGGCGTGGGTGCCCTTGATCTCTTCAGCCTTTGCGACTTCGGCGGCGGCGGTTGCTTCGGACATATTGATACCTCGTTTGCTCTAGTTTGGGGTGGTGGATGAGACCCGAGGACCGCTAGGCCCCCGGGTCCCTAGTGCGGAGGGATACTTAGATGGCGTCCATGTAGGCGACTGCCGGGAGGCGGTAGATCCTGGTGCCGCCCGTGCGAGCCTGGGCCGGGACATCATAGGCGAGGCCGTCCTGGATCGGGGCGAAGAACTCCATGGTCACCGGGAGGAAGAACTCCAGGCAATCCTTGTCGTTGTTGTACAGGACGGCGCGGGTGCCGCCTGCGCTCGAAGCCGTGTTCAGTTCGGGAAGACCGACCACCTGGGTGATACCGAGGTCCATCAGCATCTTCTTGAGAGCCGACAGGATGGTGTCGCCAGTCGGGTTCGCGCTGTTGAGCAAACGGCTACCGAGGTTCTGGTAGACCTTGGACGGCAGGGCGAGGGCGTTAGGCACCTCGATGTCGTTGGTGGGGTCCATGATCGCGGCGCGGCCATTGGCAACGTCACGGAAGATCAGATCCACGGTCTTGGTGCTCCAAGTGGTCGTGGAGCCGGTGCCGTCATTGGGGATGGTGGCCGAGGTCACGCCCGGGTACTGCGCGAAGCCGTACAGGGAGTAGTCGGAGTCACCGAACCAAGCGGTGCGGTCCAGCTTGGTGTCAATGGCCTTGATGACGGCATCGCGGCGCTTGGCACTCAGCGGCTTGTTGGCCTTGGCGGCTTCCCGGATCTCCTGGAAGTCGTAGGACATCTTCGCCATGACGGGGTAAAACTTGCCCGTGACTTCGGTGCAGGACACGTCCACCGAGGGGATGTCGCCAGCACGGTAGCCGGAGACGATCTTGGCAAAGCCGTAAGCGTCCCAGACCTCGTAGGTGAACGTCTTGGAGGCGTTGTCCACTTCGGTGTTGATGGGGATGATGCCTTCCTTGAGGATGCGGAGCTTGCGGAACTTCACATCCTTGGAATCGCGGAGCTTGGTCTCCAGGTCCCGATTGAGGAATGCCGATTCTCCGGCGTCGAGTCGATTGACGTACATGGTCATTTCTCCTTAGAAGCTGTATGCGTAGTTGAGGGCGGCGATACCGACAGGGACGCGAACGAGAGCCACACCCGAAGCCGCATCGCGGGAGATCACGCACCGGACGCCGAGGTATTGGTCGGTGATGGTGGAGGTGAACAGACCGGTGGACGCCGAGACGTACACCTTCTCGTTGCTTTCGACACCAGCGCCAGCCTGCGCCCAAATCTCTGTGTCATGGGCAACGCAAGCATTGTCACCAACCGCAAAAGCCGCCGAGCCGCCGATTGTCGAGGGGACCAGATGGCCGAGAGCCAGAACACCCTTGAACACCTGACCAAAGAGGCCGTTGGTCGGGGTGATGGTGCGAGCAGTGCCACCAGTGACCACGCCCGAAGCAGTAGCCGTGAGGCCCTTGGTACGGATGAGGATGGTGCGGTTGTTGGTGTCTGCGGTGTCCAGAGCGGCCTCGACACCGGCCAAGGCGCGGATCGCATTGAGGATCGCGGTCATGGTGGCAATGTGGGAGGTTGCATAGACCACGGCGGCGGCGGCAACGCTGTTGACCGTGATGACGGTGCTATTGGATGCACCGAGGTCGCCGTCGATCACCAGCTTGGAAACGTCTGCCTTGAGCTTCCAAACCTTGTCGCCCGAGTTGGTGTAGCCGAAAGCAGGCATTCCCGGGGTCATGGCCTCCTGGACGCAACCTGTCTCCGTGCGGGGGGTAAGCCCCAGAGTGCCCTGGATGAGACCGGCCACTCCCTGATTCATATCTCCGTATGCGCTCATGTTGTCTTCCTTGTGGGTTCTGGGTTACTTACGAAGGGAATCCTGGTAGGCGCCCCAGTCGGAGCCGTCCACCTTGTCTTCCGGCTTGACACCATCGCCGTGCAACTGCTGAAGCTGGGCATGGGCGCCCGAGTCGGCATGGCGACCTTCCAGCACGGTGCAAGCGGCCTCAAAGTAGGCGTCGAGCTTGGTAGCATCTGCGCCGTCGAGGTTGACGTTGGGCATTGCGGCCTTGACTACAGCGGCCTTGATGGTCTCCTCGGAGTCCTCGTGCTTGACTTCGACCTTGAGGCCGTCCACCTTTGCCACGAGTGCCAGACGGGCGCTAATGCCCTCCTGGATCTTGGCGGGGATGGACGCCTTGAGGTTGTCCGCATCGGCCTTCATGGCGTCCACGGCGGCATTGGCGGCGGCGACCTTGGATTCGGCATCGGCCTTGTCCTTGGTGAGATTGGCGACCGAAGCCTCCAAGCCGTCAATGTGGATTGCGACAGCTTCCGGGACTTCATGCTCCTGGGCGCCGTCGAGCTTGATCTTCTTCATGCTCTCGTTCTCCTTGTTGGTTGGGGTGGGTTGCATACAGGGTACACGGATGCCCACCCCGACATCGGCCCCATCAAAGCGAAGGTGAAGGGCATCACCGCCCCGGGGAACATCTACCAAGGCGACATGGTTGCCCCGGATCATGGTCTGAATTGCATCGTAGGGCGTGCCGTTGAAGTTGCCGGGCACCGGGTACTTGGTGCGTGCCACTTCAACCTTGGCGGAATAGTCTTCATTCCATCCCATGACAGGGTAGGAGACTTCGCCACTTGTGACGACATTGCAGGAGTAGCCGCCCGATAGACCCGTGCGCCCTGCTTCTACGGCGGCAATGGCGTCTGCATCGTGGATCGCCAATTCCGCATAGGCGTTAAAGGCGTCATGCTCAATCTCTTCGCCCAAGGCACCCACGGCGTATTTCTTGTACGTCTCCGGAGTGACCTTTTCGGGCGGGTGATTGTTCGTCAAGGGGACAAGTTCGTAGGAATCCAAAGTCTCTTCGGAGAATACTTCTTCCGGGGGGCGGAACTCTGAGGTGATCTTGCCGTCTGCACCCATGTACCGATAGACGCCCACACCGAAGATAGCGGCCTTGCCAACTAGGGAGCCGTTGTCGTTCTTGGTGAGGGGCTCCGACATGGTTGCTTGGGCATTTAGGTCGCCCCAATAGTCGATGCGGGTAGTGGCTTTGGACTCTCCGTCTACTTTGGCCTTCTTGCCCTCGCCGCATCCGCCGTCTTTGCCCTCGTTGGACTTGGGGTCCTCTTCTACGATCTTAGGCGGCTTGATGCCGTCTTTGGATTCCGTGGAGGGGGCGTTGATCTCATGCCCACAGTCGGGGCAGGGCTTCTTGGGGTCCATGTCGGCACCGCACTCGGGGCATTTGCTCATTTGGTGGTCCTCATGTACATGGAAAATAGGGACGTTGGTAGATAAGTGTCAAGAAAAATGGCGGATTTGTCACTTTTCTTGACTTAGGCGGCTTTAGGGGGCCTTGGGACCACTGGCGCGGCTACTCGCTGACCGTGACGCTGGACCGGGCCGGGTGCTTGGAGGAGATCGCCGCGCATGAGCGGGAGGCGGAGAGGTTGAGGGGGTTGCTTGCCTAGCCTCCGTCCATGACCGGGGCATCGCTCCCGGTTGATGGCGGGTGTTAGGGCGGCGCGATCGCTTGCACGGCACTCGCTGGCCTGCTAGAGGACATCCAGCACCACGAGGCCGAGGCGGCTCGGCTCCGTGGGCTGTGGGCTGGTTACATCTTTGATTCGAGTTTCTTCGCGATGATCCCAGCAATAGCGATGCAAGTGGATTCCTTTTGATGTACCCCGTCAGAATACGCCGCACTATTCAGCGGAGACATGACATATCCGTTTGTTGTGACGTCGATCAAACCGCTGTAAGCTGATTTATTAGCAACCATCGCTTCGCGCAAAAGAGGGATCTTTGTTGATGCGCCATTTGTCGTTGAC